CGTCTTGATGCTGATCTCTGTGAGTATCTGCTCCCCGATCACAGCGAAGAGTTTGCCTATGTCTTCCGTAATGGTGAGTGGGTATGCTATAATATGCACTGTTATGTGGAAAGCAAACTACCCGAAGTTGTTGAAATTCCTTCTGCTGCTCTTGCTATTTGATCTAACTTATTATGACCCAATTCAATATTGGTGATATTGTCACCAAAAAACATGGTAAAAAACCTGCTGAAATTGTCAGTAAAGGTTGGTATTCGTCAGAGTCTTGGCAATGTCGTTATCTTCATTCCAAACAATCTTTTACTGAATATGCGTCTGATCTAAAACTTTACGAAGAGGAAACTGAAATGGCAACTGAAAAAACTCTCTATTCTTTTACTGTTGATGGCAAGGTTGCCTATGGCACTCACATCGGCACTAACAGTCAGAACCAATACCTGATTGAAGAAAAAGGCACTGGAGCAATTCATGTCTTTGACAAGAGTGCTCTAGAAGAGGTTGTACCTTATACCTTCAGTGCCAAGATGGGTAGTAGTGAGAACCATTATGTGGGCACTCCTGGTGCTTTGAGCAAGGGTGACATTCTACTCTATACTGGTTCTAGCACTCCCCAGATTGCTGTGGTGACTGGTGTGGATACGAAAAACAAAAGCGCCCGTGGTAAGTTCAAAGGTGCTAAACTGACTACGGAAGCAATCTGATGAAAACTTCTACTGCTCTTGGCATCGCATTTGGCGTCATTGTTCTTGCTGTTGCTGGTCTGTTTCTACAGGCATGGGTGCTAGGCATTATTTTGTCCTGGTTTAATGTGACTCTGACATTCTGGCAGAACTTCCTTATTATTCTGCTTGCTAACTCTTTCCGCACTAACGTGAGTTCAAAATGATTACTACTATTATGGCAGGATTTGCCTTTGGATATTGTATTGTGGACATTATCCTAAACTATCGTGCTCGACGTACCATGAATGAACTACTTAAATCTACCCTGGAGAATGACAAATGACTAAACAAAACGGATTTATTGACCCCGCAGTGGTCGCTATTGCTGTCGGTGTGGTTGTGATTGGTGGTCTCATCTTTATTGGTGGTCCTCAATACAACGTGTGGCAACAATCTCTTGCTGGTAAAGCAGAACTTCAGAAAGCAGAATACACTCGCCAGGTAGCAGTTCTAGAAGCACAAGCAAAGAAAGATTCTGCACAACAACTTGCTGATGCTGAAATCATCCGTGCTACTGGTGTCGCTAAGGCAAACCAAATCATCGGTAATTCACTGAAAGATAACCGTGAGTATCTTCAGTATCTGTATATCACTGGTCTGGAAGAAGGATCTAACAAAGGTAATGTTACGATCTATGTTCCTACAGAAAATGGACTTCCTGTGCCAACTCTTTCTTATGATAGGAAATAAATAATAATACCTGATTTGACCGCAATCTGTCAGGAGGAGGGTGAAAATCCCTCCTTTTTAGCATAAATAAATATGCGGTCAAATTAGAGTAGTATGAAAGGCACTATCTATTGTGTCCATTGTATTTCTACAGGAAAGAAATACATAGGTCAAACAATACAAAAATTACAATATAGAATAAATGATCACTTTTGTAGGTCTTCAAATTCACAATATAAGTTTCATCGTGCCATAAGAAAATATGGAAAAAATAACTTCATTTATGGTGTAATTGAAGAGTGTGATTTTAGTATCATTAATGATAGAGAAATGTATTGGATAAATGTATTTGATACATTTGAGAATGGATACAATAGTGATACTGGGGGAATGAATGGAAGATTATTGTCTGAAGAAACCAAAAGTAAAATACAACAAAAAACATCTAAACATAATAATCCAAGATATGGAGTAAAATTAGATGATGAATTAAAAGAAAAAATAAAAAATTCAAATTCCAAATTTGAATATACAATTTTAGAACTTAATACTAATATCTTTTACAAAACAAATAGTTTGAGAGACTTTTGTAAAAGATATGATTTGAAAAGAGTAAATCTCGCCAGAACTTTTACTGGAAAATATAAACAACATAAAGGTTTTAGAATGGTTAGTAAGGTGACACTTTGAGAACTGGCACAAGGCACCTCCTATTCCCTGCTGGATGCCCTATAATACTTTCATACACAAAGACACCTGATGACTGACCAACGACTAATGGAACTCTGGGGAGACGGAACTGAATTTGGTATGTCTCCCGATATGATTGGTGCTATGAACAACGCATTCCGTGAGGTTGCTATGAGGTTTGCTACTAAGGTTATGGAAATTGAATATCAGGAAGGATATAATGATGGTTGGAGTGATGGTGTGGATAGTGCAAGGTCTGGTATTCTTGGAGATTGAAAATGATTGAAGGTGGTATGCCTGTTCCTACACTTCAGATGAACAAATGAACCGCAAGTATGTTGTCGCTGGATTGATTGGTTTTGCAGTCATTCTTGGATGGAATGTCTTTCTAATCCAACGCGATGATGCAATGTATAAAGCATACTATCCTCAGCAAGAGATAGAGAATCTCAAGAAACCTCCAAGTTCTCAAATCCGATGACAATAGCACTTGCAATTTCTATCTACACTGCAATGATTGCCACGGTAGTATCAATCGTGGTATATTATTTCAGGGTTATTCGTCCTAAAGATGAGGAGCAACTTAAATGATTTCGCAACGCATTAAAGACCTGATTATGAAAGCAGAACAAGAAAAAGTTGCCCAAGACTTTTGGAAAGAGATTGAGCGACTTGCCTCCGAAAAAGAGGTTACAGTTGAATATTTCCTGATGGAGTTTTATTGATGACTTTTATTCTTGGTATGGGACTTGGCATCCTTTTGACTATCGGAACTTCGTTTATAGTCTTTTCCGATCTTGACAACGACGACGACTAATCTTAAACTAAAGAGGTAACTTACACAAACAAATGGCACAAAAGTTCTTGTATATCGTTGACCACTTTGCAAACTTTCCCCGTTCAGAATATGGAGGAATCTGGAATGTAATTGCAGAGGACGATGATGAATGTTTTGATTTGATTAAACAATATGATGATGGATATAATGATGATTATTATGTAAATCTTCGTGAAAAAGTAGTTAATGCAAGAACCTATGCTCTTGCTGAGGATGTAGAATCCCGAGTGGTGGAGGCATTTACAACATAGGTTATAAATACTGATGCCTGCGTTGGGTGCAATCTTCACAGGTAGAGGAGGAGCAGAGATGCTCCTTTTCTTGTATAAATACTACTGCACCCAACAAAAGAGCAGTTATGGTAAATCCTAACCGATTTTATACCTACGCATATTTGCGTGAGGATAAAACTCCTTATTACATAGGTAAAGGAGTCGGTGATAGATTATACAGAAAAAATAAAAGTGAGATAAAACCACCAAAAGATAAATCTAGAATAATATTTCTCAAACAGAATTTAACTGAAGAGGAAGCATTTAAGCACGAAATCTATATGATTGCTGTGTTTGGAAGAAAAGATTTAGACGCTGGTATTCTTCGAAATAAGACTAATGGAGGTGAAGGCACTAGTGGCATTATTCGTAATGAGGAATGGAAAGAAAATCAACATAAATCACAAAAAATTCGATTCAAAAGTCCAGAACAAAGAAAAAAACTAAGTGACTCAATTAAAAAATCTTGGCAAAATCCAAAAATAAGAAATAAAATTATCGAGTCATTTAAGAATAAAAGACTTACTGAGGAACACAAAGAAAATCTTAGTGACAGTATGAAAAAATTTTATGAACAGAATCCAAATTATAAAAAACAAAAGAGTGAATACCAAAGTAATTTTTTAAAAGGAAAAAAATGGTGGACTGATGGTAAAATTGAAAAAATTGATTTTGAGTGTCCTGGTGACGGGTGGAAAAGAGGAAGAATCTCCAGAAAAAAATCTACAGTAGACAATTCTAAAACTGACCACTAGATGTTGACTTTTGATTATTTCTCTGTTACTATTGGATAGTTGTTAAAACCTAATGACAAACACCAACAAAATGGTATTTGACCTAAAGGTACAATACCAAGAACGAATTGAGCAACTACAAAGAAAAATTGCAGAACAAGAGCACGAAATCTCACAACTGCAAAAACAAATCGAATATATGTCAAGAGACAAATTTTACGATTGCTAATCAATATGAGTTATGAACCACAGGTTAATGATTATGTAAAATGGTCTAAAAGTGTTGAAGGATGGGTTTACTTTAAGGGCAAAGAGTATATCACAATTGAATACAATGTTCGCCCAAAGAATAAACAAAATTATCTTGCTTGTTCTATTCATAAGAATGAAAGAGTTCTTGTGATTTGCTACCATCATCAGTGGAATCAGTTAGAGTATGTTAAATCAAGAAAATCAAAATATGAAGAAGAACAAAACTGCCTGGCGATGGTGGGCAAAAGCGATTGGGGAGAAGGCAAGTAAATGTGATCGTGAATCGGATAAGATCGCTCTTATCCGAACTTTTATTTTTGCGACCTATTTGATTACTAATGCTTTTATTGTTGCTGGTGTGATTCGTCATTGGAATGATGGCACTAAAATAGAAGTATTTGTTGAGACTTCTGCTCCAGAATATCAAACTCCTACGATGAAAGCATCAAATAGATCTTTTGAGTTTGAATAGACTATAAATATCTAAAAAGTATTTGTAAAAAAATGAACTCTCAAGACATTCACAATCTTCAAGAAGCATACCTAAGTGTTTATGAATCAAATTCACTTGAAGAAGGTATTCGCTCAGCAATGAAAAGACTTCTTGGTGGTAAGAAAAAAGAAACTGAAACATCAGAACCAGAAAGTAGAGGTGCATATCTCCGTAGAAAATATAATGTTGGACCAGAAAGAAGTGATACATCTGCAAAGAGACAAATTCTAAACAGATCTGGTGCAAGAGCAGAAAGAGACAAAAGAGACTATGGTGGTTCTAAGTATTCCAAATCAGTTGCTCAACAATCAGCAGACGCACACGATCGTTATTTGAAAGCAGGTTATAGTAAGTATGGTGCTGATCTGAAGCACGGTAGAGGTAGTAAAGCAGCAAAAAGAGCAGCAGCACTTCAAAGAGAAGAGTATGACCTCTACGACATCATTCTCTCACACCTTCTTGATGAAGGATATGCTGAAACACCAGAAGCAGCAGAAGTCATTATGGTGAATATGAGTGAAGAGTGGAGAGAGAGTATCGTTGAAGAAATGCTTGATGAAGCACTAACTGGTGAGCGTTATAAGAAGGTAATGAAAAAACCAGGTGGAACTGCATATAGTCGTAAGGTAAGCGCAGACCCATCCAAACGT